CTCCTCTCCAAGAACATTTTACCACTAGAGGGAGGGAAAAGAAAAGGAGGTATGCAGGATGGATAATCTCCAAGGACAAGCTAGCGTAGAAAGAATCACAATGTCAGCAAAGGAAGCAGCAGCATATTTAGGAATAAGTTACTGGCTTATTCTTGAAATGGCCAAAAGGCATGAAATACCGTACATTGCTTGTGGCAGTCGCAAGCTTTTCAGAAAAGAGGCACTTGATAAATGGATGGAAGAACAGGAGAAGAAAGCTTTAGAAAGACCGAGCCAATACGGTGTCTTGAGAAAAATTTATTGAAAGGAGAGTAAGCATGAACATAAGTTGGGGGCATGAACCCTTATCAGAACGAGAAGAAGAGTATATTTTAAAACTTACATGGAAAGAAAAATTTGAAATAGAACGACTTATTTACATTGAAAAAGAAGAAGTTACTAAAAATATTGATTTTCTGAAACGCAAAGGTGTTCTTAAAAGAAATTATAAAAATGTTTTAGAGCACTTAGAAACATTGAAAAAATTACAAGAAAAAATAAAAAAATCAGAGGAGATGAAATAAATGTCAATCAGGCTTGCAATGTTATTGTACAAACTTGGTTTTTGCGTCACACACGACGCAGACAAGAAGAGAATTATTATAAAAAGAGACAAATAAAAAAGTGACTGCAAAAGGCACAAAGAAAATTGCTCACCTTGAGTATAGCACAAAAATTGTGCTTGCTCAAGAGAAAAAAAGGAGGGGGGAAAAAAATGGTGTCTGCAACAATTCATCTATATAAAATTGATGAATTTAAGGTCTACATAGAGAAATTTGCAGACGAATACATTCTAACGATTGAAACACCGCAAGGAGCATTTAATTTCATAGCAAACAACTTAAAGGATATCGAAGAGCTAACAAGAAAGATGTGGGCAGAAGTGAAATATAGAGCATTACTGCCTAGAAGAGAGGTGGATAATGAATATGAATATAAAGTTGTTAAAACTGAGGCTTAGAAATTTTAAGGGCATAAAGGAATTTGAACTGGATACACAGGGTAAAAACGTAAACGTGTATGGCGATAATGCAACAGGGAAAACGACTATAGTAGATGCTTTTATGTGGCTTCTTTTTGATAAAGACTCTAAAAACAGAAAAGATTTCGAGATTAAAACATTGCAACCCGATGGACAACCGATTCATGGACTCGAACATGAAGTAGAGGCAGTATTAGATATAGGCGACAAAACAATAACACTACGAAAAGTCTTCAAAGAAAAATGGCAAAAAAAACGTGGAAGTGCAACAGCCGAATTCACTGGACATACTACTGATTATTATGTTGATGGTATTCCCGTTAAAAAGACAGAATATGAACAATTAATTGCAGAGATTGCTGATGAAAATATTTTTAGGCTCCTTACGGATCCAACTTATTTTAACGAGCATTTACACTGGCAAAAACGGCGCGAGCTTCTTCTCGAAATCTGCGGAGATGTTACAGATGAGGATGTTATCAACAGTAGCAAAGAATTAACTAAATTAAGAGAAATATTGGGGCATAGAACAATTGAACAACATAGGAAAATTATTTTAGCAAGACGTGCTGAAATTAATAAAGAACTTGAGCGTATTCCTGTACGCATTGATGAAGTACAGCGTAATTTACCACAGATAGATGAGGACAAGAATGTTATTGAAAATAAATTAGAAGAGTTAAGAGAACAGCGCAAAAATGCTGAAGAAAGGCGTGTACGAATCCAATCAGGAGGGCAAATAGCTGAATTACAAAAAAGATTAAGTGAATTACAAGCCAATTTAATATCTATCAAAAATAGTATAAAAGAAAAGGCTGAAGAAAGCGTACGAGATGAGCGTAAACAATTAGCCACAATAGAGGACCAGATCTTAAAAAGGCAAATGGAGTTAAAGAGGCTGGAAACAGAACAAAAAAATAACCAATTTGAAATAGAGCGTTTAAAAAAGCAAATAGAAGAAAAAAGAGCTGAATGGTACAAAGTAAATAGTCAGGAATTTGAAGAAGAGCCACCTATTTTAAAAGAAGAAGATAAAATATGTCCATGTTGCGGACAGCCATTACCACATGAAAAAGTACAAGAAATTTATGATAAAGCCGTTGCTAAATATGAAGCGAAAAAAGCGGAATTCAATTTAAGCAAATCAAAATTACTTGAACAAATCAGCGTGGATGGCAAAAATCTTAAAAATCGTCTTGAAGAATTAGAAAGTAATTATATCCAACGTGAAAAAAGTATAAAGACGATAATAGATGAAATACAGACGTTGCAGGAGCAAGCAGATAGCTTGGCAGAAAGTATAAAAACAAAGTCTAATAATCTACCTGTAATTGAAGAGCATCCAGAAGTTAAGAAAATACAGAGGGAAATTGCTGAAACAGAAAACAAAATAAGAGAGTTACGAAGCAATATAACTGATGAAATAAATAAAGTTACAGAATATATCAAAAACATTGATAAGCAAATTGCAGAACTTGAGTCAAAACTCTCTAGTATTAAACAGTTAGAACAAGGATTAAAGAGAATTAATGAGCTCAAAGCTGAAGAGCACAAATTAGCGGCTGAATATGAAGAATTGGAACATCAACTCTATCTAATTGAGCAGTTCACACGTACGAAAGTTCAACTGCTTGAAGAACGCATAAATAGCAAGTTCAAGCTCGCAAAATTCAAACTTTTCAATGAGTTAATAAACGGCGGTGTTGAGGAAACTTGCGAAACTATGTATAATGGTGTGCCTTACAGCAATCTAAACCATGGTGCACGCTTAAATGTTGGTCTTGATATAATAAACACCTTATCAGATTTTTATAACTTCAATGCTCCAATCTTTGTTGACAACGCAGAAGCAGTAACTCAATTGATTACAACCCGTAGTCAGTTAATTAGGCTTGTAGTTAGCGAAAAAGACAAAAAGCTTAGAGTAGAATATGAGAATAACATTAAGGGGGTTATATAAAATGAGTGAAAATTCTTTGGCTCTTATTAAAAAAGATACTATTGATGTGGTTGCTGCCAAGATACGTCAATTTCAACAAAGTGGTGAATTACATTTACCTGTTAACTACAGTGCTGAAAACGCAATGAAATCCGCATGGCTAATCCTGCAGGGTACTGTAGATAAAAATGGGAAACCAGTGTTAGAAACATGTACCAAAGATAGCATTGCTAATGCACTGCTTGATATGGTTGTACAAGGGTTGAATCCAGCTAAAAAACAATGTTATTTTGTACCATACGGAAACAAATTGATTTGTATGAGGTCTTACTTTGGAAGTATGGCATTAGTAAAACGCATATTCCCAGAAGCTGATATATGGTATGGAGTTGTCTATAAAGGTGATGAATTTGAATATACAATTGAGCGAGGACGTAAAAAGATTATAAAACACGTACAAAAAATAGAAAATATTAAACCTGAAAATATACTGGCTGCTTACTGCGTAATAGAGCCAGGCAGAGGTAGACCACCGTATACAGAAATAATGACTATAGACCAAATAAAACAGGCCTGGATGCAAGGTATTTCTTATAAAGAAGGTAATGAAAAAGGGATACATCAAAAATTCACAGACCAAATGGCAATTAAAACCGTTGTAAATCGTGCTTGCAAATATATAATTAACAGCTCAAGTGATGATTACTTGTTACTTTACCATTTTAATCGCACAGATGAAGAAATTGCAGAAGCAGAATTAGAGGAAATAATTGAAGCAGAAGCAAATAGTGAGATTATTGATGTAGAGCCTAATGTTGTTGAAAATGAGGACAACGATCTAAAACCAGAGCCTCAAAGGAGAGAGTCTGTAAATAAAAAACCTGTAAAGTCAGAACAATTAAAGATAGGGCCGGGGTTTTAAAATGAACATTGAAATAAAAGTTTTAGCATCAAGCAGCAAAGGGAATGCTTATATAGTTACTGATGGGGAAACAACGCTTCTTGTAGAATGCGGCATAAAATTTAAAAATATTCAACGAGGCCTGGGCTTCCGTGTCTCAGGCCTCGCTGGATGCCTTCTCAGTCATGAACACAATGATCATGCTTTAGCAGTTAGAGAAATTATGCGTGCAGGAATAGACGTATATGCAAGTAAAGGTACTTTTGATGTTTTAGGGATAAGTAATTATCATGCTAAAGTTATAAAAGCACTTAAACAATTTAATATTGGCACTTGGACAATCTTGCCTTTTGATACAGTACATGACGCAGCAGAACCTCTTGGTTTTCTAATGGCTAGTAAATTAGGAGGTAAAGTGCTATACATAACTGATTCAGCTTATTGTAAATATAGGTTTAACGGTGTTACTCACTTTATGGTGGAAGCAAATTATTCAGAAGAGATAATTCGACAAAACGCTAAAAATGGCATAATACAGCAAACATTGAAGAATCGCATCATAAGAAATCATATGAGTATAGAACGTTTACTGGACATGCTCAGAGCGAATGATTTGAGTCAAGTGCAAGACATTTGGCTTTTGCACTTATCGGATAAGAACAGCGATGCAGACCTTTTTAAACGAAAGATACAAGAACTAACCGGCAAAGAGGTTTATATTGCGGAGGCTTAGTAGGGCCTTCTGGGAGGGATAAGAAATTGGGAAGAAAAAGATTTATCACAAGTGACATGAGTATAGATGAGCGTATTGCTAATATAGCAGCAGAAAATCCAGTAGCTGCTTTGATGTGGCCGTGGTTTATCACTGGTTTTGATGATTGGGGTCGTATGGAAGCGTCACCTATGCGTATTAAATTAAGTTTATTTCCGGCATTCCCATACACTCCGAAAGATATTGAGCAAGCTATTGAATTATATGCATCATATGGCCTTGTATACAAATATGAAGTTGATGGCAAACAGTATATGGCTATTAATCCTGAAAAATTTTATAAATATCAAACTTATATACGTGGGAGTAAAAGAGAATCAGATAATTCAAACTGTCCTCCTCCACCTAATCCACCGTGGGAGAGCGAAGAAAAAAAACAAGGCACTAAAGATAGTGTAGATGAACTCAATAAAAATAATGAGCACGTAGATGCGTGCAATAGCGCGCAGGGTAACGCAGATGAACGCATTTGCATACCTTCACCTTCTCCTTCACCTTCTCCTTCTCCTTCACCTTCACCTTCTCCTTCAGAGAATAATACTACGTCCGAGCAAAGCCCGGACATGCCGCACAAGCCTCAACGCGAAAGCAAAAATAGTAAGAAACGTCTTATTCCAGTTTTTAGTGAAGATACGATTCAGTTTCAGCTTGCTATGTTCATGAGGCAATGTATCTTAGAAAACTTGCCAAATGCTAGAGTACCTGAACCAACGCCAGAGGGATTAAAGCGATGGGCCTATGATATTGACCTTATGATTCGGATTGACAAACGAAGTCCGGACGAAATACGGACCATGATTGATTGGTCGCATAGAGATAGCTTTTGGAAAGCTAATATTCTTAGTCCCGGTAAACTGCGGGAGAAGTGGGATACTCTTGTTGCACACAAGCTGCGGGAAGAAGAGAAAAGCCGAGGTATGCCTAAAGAACCAAAGAGTTGGGGTACTTTAAGGGCGTTGTATCAAAAATATCAAGCTGAGGAGGCAAAAGGAATATGAAAAAGACTGAAATAGTGCAGCTTTTGGTTGTAATCAATGCAGCCTTTCCCAATATGCAAGTGAATGAGGTTATGGTGGACTTATGGCATGAGCTACTTGGTGATATTGATTTTAATCTTGCCAAGGCTGCTGTTAAGAAAATACTTCTTGAAAGTCCTTATCCTCCGACAATAGCTGATATACGAAAGCAGGTAGCAGAAATAACTACACCAAAACAAATTGATCCTGCAGAGGCGTGGGGAGAAGTAGAGAGAGCGATAAGACTTTATGGATATTACAATGAGGCAGAAGCTTTAAAAAGCATGTCACCACAGACAGCAAAAGTAGTGAAAT